CACGGATTCGCAGACAAGGCACCAGAGACTGTTAGGGGTACAGAGGCTATGGTGGCACTAGGATCCGAAAGACCGAAGTCCAAATTGAGAGATATAGAATTTAGTGTTAATAGATTGGGGAGGGTACTTTACTGTCTTTCTAAGGGGCATTATACATTTCAGAAAATATTCTCCCTCGTCCAGTCGAATAACGCACTAACAGAGGTTATGATAAATTCATACGATGATATGACCGGTGCTGTTATAGATATACAGAAAGACAGAATGAACATAGGTCAACATGATATAAAAATTGAACCAGGTAGCACATTACCAGAGAGTAAGTGGGCCACTTATGGGGTATACCTGGAAGCGTTTCAAATGGGTCTTGTAGATAGAATGGAAGTATTGAAGAAGAACCCAGAAATATTTGATAAAGAAGGTGTAATGCAAAGATTAAATGAAGTTGAACAATATAAAGCTCAGGTTGAGCAATTACAGACCCAATTACAGGGCCTCAGCCAAGAGCTTGAATCTGCTAAGAAAGAATCAAGTAGTGATAAGCAGAGAGTTCAAATCGAAAAGTTTAAGTCCAGGTTGTCTGAAATTGAAGCAAGGATGGATTCTGATAGAAGAGTCAACCGTGCCAAATTCAACAACGCTGTGCTTAGAGAGACGGATAAACTCAAAAGAGTATCCGATGAAATGGCTAACGTAGAGGGCGCCTAAAGGCGTTGAAGTCAAAAAAACAATATGGTGAAGTCCTGTATAGGGAAATCTTAAAAGGTTCTACCCGTAAATCAGGAACATCAAAGGAGTGAAATTATGGCTGAAACAAATCAACCACAGGAGGCTTCTGAAGAACTTGTAAGCGAAGAAATCCAAGATGAGGTTTATGAAATCGAGGAGGAAGATGAAGAGGTTAGAAAATTCCAATCATTATATGATAGGTCTCAGGCTGAGAATCAAAAACTTGAATCTCAGGTTCAGGAGATGGAAAAATTCAAACCACTTGTTAACCTTCTTGAAAATAGACCCGATCTAGTATCAATGATACAGGAAAATATCGCAGGACGAGGTCAACAGGAGAAGACTATGACGGAAGATGAATTTAACCCGTGGGATGCTTATTATAAACCAGAATCTCCATCTTATAAATTGCGGATGAAAGATCAGCAAAAGATGGTTGATTCAACAGTGGGCCGTCATATGTCGGCACTACAAGAACAAATGTTTGTAAATAATCTTCAGACTGATTTAAAAAGTAAATACAATTTTACTAACGATCAGGCTGGTAGGTTCGTGAAATTCTTTTCACAGCCTAAAGAGAACTTATCAATAGAAACATTAGTTGATGTATTTCTAAAGAATGAAAATGAAACGACTGCAAGACCAAATTCTTCTTTAGACCAGGTAAGGGCAAATAAGCAATCTCCTCGTTCCCCTGGAGTAATCCAGGGCCAGCAACCTGAAACCAAATCCGGTAAGGATAAAATGTGGGATCAGGTTATAAATGCTGGAAGTCGAACAAATGTGTTATAAATGTTAAATCGAGGAAAAGAAAATGGCTACGATTAATACGGGTGTAACCAAATTTGGCACTCCTGGTGCAACCAATACTGATTTCCACACTAGACGATTATTTGACTTTAGTGATAGGGTAGCAGAATTGGCTCCAGATGAGTCTCCATTTTTTGTTTACTTATCCCAAGTTGCAAAAGTACCCACATCAGATTCTCAATTCCGATTTCTAGAAGATAGAACGAAAGTATCAATTAGTGACAGATCATTTCTGCTCAAGGGTGGCATAACATTAGTTGCCCCTGGAAGTTCTGATACTGTTATTTTTGACACTAGCGGTGGTGATGGCGTTGATTGGCTATTACCGGGAATGGTAGTTGCTATCGGCGATGACGATGGCTCTGCCCCTACACCGTGTAATGTGCGAGTCAATGTTGTTGACAATGCATCTTCTTCTACGCAAACAACCTGTACTGTTACGTCAATATCGACTATCGGCGGAAGCACTCTTGCTTTGGCTGACAACTCGAAATGTACAGTAATCGGAACTTCTTTCGAAGAAGGCTCAGGCGCTCCAGATGTATGGTCTGAAGAGGTAGAGCATGACTATGGTTATACTCAAATCTTCAAAACCGCTGTCGAAATGACAAATACTTCTAGGGCAACTGTGTATAGAGGCTATTCTGATGAGTGGTCACGATTGTGGAACTTAAAACTAAGAGAACATAAAGTTGACATAGAAAGAGCGATGCTCTTTGGTCAAAGAGGTTCAGCTAACGGTATTCAATATACAGAAGGTGTTGTTGGTGCTACGATTTATAATGGATATTCTAATGTTGTAAAGGATGGCTCTCAGCTATCTTACAATTCAGGTTCTCCATATTATAAATCTAACACAGCCGCACAATGGACATATGATGATCTATTAAGCGATATGGAAGTAGTTTTTGACCCTGCAAGGGGTGGAAGCTCTGCTAAATTGGCTTTATGCTCATTACCAGTAATATCTTATTTCAATAAAATGGGAGCCGATGGGTTCGTACAGGGGTCTATGATGTCTGGGGCATCAACCACTGTTAATACCGGCGCATCATTAGCGAGATATTCTATGGGTAGAGCTGAAGGTTCATTTGGTCATCAAGTAATGAAAGTTGATACTATACATGGAGACTTAACTATGGTTAAGGAACCACTGTTTAGAGGCTTTGCTTCTGGCTTTTGTATGATGGTTGACCTAGATCATGTATCTTACAGACCTCTTGTTGGTAACGGTATCAACAGAGATACTTCAATTACAACGAATGTTCAGTCCGCTGACGAAGACTTGCGTAAGGATCTAATTCTTACAGAAGCTGGTCTTGAAGTTACGCTTCCTGAAACTCATGCGTTGATTAATTTGGAGGGCGTGTAAAATGAGAAGTGATATCATAAATAACAATAGCTTAAAGTTCGGCGATGGCGCTGATTTTCATGGCGATGCTATGCCTTTGCAATATAAGGAAAAAATAGTATTACTAACAGATCAGGGCTCCGCTACGACAATAAGAGATGCGTTGACTATGGCTGATTCAGGTACTCATTTTATAGTGCCTGCGTTGACAAGCGGCGCACAGTCTATTACATTACCTGCAGTAAATGAAGATAATGTAGGATTCTGGTGCAGATTCACAATGTTGGCAACAGCCGCACAGGTATTTAGTGTAGATACTGCGGCGGGGGCTGATAAGATAATCACAGCAGAACCAGATGGTGACGGTACAAATACAGTAAACGCAAGTGCTGATGGATTTAATTTCGCAGCTGCCGCTTTAGTTGGAGCTTCGTTTAAGATAACGATGATTTCTTCAACAGCCGCAACAGCATTTGCTGTATCTGATCTTGTTAGTGCGATTGCCGCTGGTACTGGTGAGCATGTAGCAGAATAAGCTATTTAATCCGAATCAATAAGGATTAGCAGTTATAAACTGTGAGATAAAGCGATAAAGGTTTTATCTCGAATTAGGTGGTTGGAGAGTCAAATTTCCTCCCACCTCTATGGTAGTCTCAAAGATTTGCAATAAGCACGGATATCACAAAGGTGCTTCTTGTCCCAAATGTAAGAAGCCTAAATCAAAACGTAAGAAATGGACTACTAATATGTATATGATTAGTGAGATTGGGAAAAGAACTGATATAGAATTTAGAACAGTGCCTATAGAAGAGGATATTAAGAACTTTGGGAGAAATGTAGCATAAAAATGAAGAAAAAGAAGGGATATTAATGGCTAATGAATTAAGAATTGAAGCTCAGTTAGAATATAGCAAGAGCGGTGTCAAGCAAAATAAACATGATTCTGCTTATGTAGATGTTTCTGGAGATTCTTTTACCCATGTAGTTCAAGAAGTTGATACCAGTAATGAACTGATAGTTATTGGTAGCGATGTTGGGACTTGGGGGTATGTATATCTTAAAAATCTAGATTCAACTAATTACGTAGAGGTTGGTCTAACAAGTTCTTATTCTATAAAATTAAAGGCAGGGGAAGTTGCTATGTTTAGAGCGGCGGCCGCTTTATATGCAAGAGCCAATACCGCCGCAGTTGATTTAGAAATTATAGTAATCGAAGAATAATGGCAACATTTCAAGTACAGGTAGAGGATATGGTGGGTACGGTAGAGACTACTGTTGGGAGTGGTGCTTCGGATACTACTGCCATTACATCTTGGTTGACTGATGGAGCGAAAGAAGTTATTAACGCTATGCCTCCCAATCTTCTTATTCTGTGTGCCGCAGAAGCTACCCCTTTTACCCCACGAGCGCCAGGGAGT